GTTCGGCAAGAAGGAAGATAACGAGGCAATGGCTTTGTTAGACGAACTTCGTCAAAAAGATATGGAGCCAGAGCAGAAAGAAGAAGTACATGCCAGCACGTTGAAAGCATGGGTAAAAGACCGTACTGAGCAAGGTTTGGAGCTAGACATGGATTTGTTTGGCGTATGGATCGGAAACAGAGCAACAATAAAGAGAGCACAAAAATGAGCGATAAAGAAATAGCGGAAAAGAAAGGCTCGGCAGTAGCCGTAGCAGGACCAGCAATGTTTGAAGCAGATGCTGGGTTAGGTATGGACATGGGCACCGACGATTTAGCGTTGCCATTTCTAAAGATTGTATCTTCAGAACTATTGAATCAAGACGAAACCATTGATGCAAAGCTGGGCGATATGATCAACTCAGTCACCAAAGAAGTGTACAGCGGTAAAAAGCCGATGCGCGTCATACCGTGCCATTACAAGCGTGAGTTTTTAATGTGGGCACCTCGGGGTTCCGGCAACGGTGCGCCAATGAAGATCTTTGGACCAGAAGACGAACGCCCCGAAACCAAGCGCGATGACGGCGATAACCGCGAGTACGTTGTAGGCGGTGCCGGTGAATACATCGACGAAACACATCAGCACTACGTGTTGATCCTCCAAGAAGACGGTACTGTCTCTAATGCTTTGATTTCAATGAAGTCTACGCAGTTGAAGAAGTCCCGTCAGTGGAACAGCATGATTGCTACACGCAGTATGTTGAATGCAGAAGGTATGGCCTTCACCCCACCACGGTTCTCGCATGTCTACAACTTGAGCACCAACAAGGAAGAAAACTCCAAGGGTGTTTGGCATGGCTGGAAGATTGAGTTGAACGGTGTCATTGAAGACGCTATGCAATATCAAGCGGCTAAAGCGTTTCACTCGGCAATCAGTGCTGGAGACGTTAAGGTAAAGCATGAGCAAAATGCTGCCACTGCAAAAACTCAAGAAACTTCGGATGCCGATCCTTTCTAAAAGCCACCTCGGCGTTCCGTAGCGTCGATAGGCGGTAGATTGGTTCCTCTCTGATCTACCGCCGTCTACGGACCAAGGAATTTATGAATATAGCGAAGTTTTCAGAAATATTTGATGGTCTGCGTCAGGCTTACGGCACTTTTAAAATTGAGTCCAAATCTAGCAGTGGCAAGACCCAAGGCAAGGCCACCGTAGTTCGCGGTGAGCGGACCACGGAGCATTGGGAGCATCACCTATCCGGTCAGCAGTCTATTGGCATCATTCCAATCAACGAAAACAATGAATGCCGCTGGGGTTGTATCGACATTGATCAATACAACTTTGATCACAAGGCGCTGATCGACAAGATACAAGCAGCCAAGCTGCCGTTAGTGGTCTGTAGGAGCAAATCTGGGGGCGCTCACGTCTTCTTATTTACGGATGCGTTTATACCTGCCAAGGACATGCAAAACGTCCTGACACAACTGTGCGCGGGTCTGGGGTACGGTGGCAGTGAGATCTTTCCCAAGCAGATAAGCTTGAACCTAGAACGCGGCGATGTAGGCAACTTTTTAAACATGCCTTACTTTGACCATGAGGACGGTTTGCGGTATGCGTTTAATTTAGACGGTACTGCCGCTACGTTTGACGAATTTTTGGCTTTGGTAGAAGAGAACGTTCAAACATACGAGCAGTCTCTGTCTCTGGTCATTGAACAAGACGAATCCCTACCGATCCAAGACGGGCCACCCTGCTTACAGACGTTATGCAAAGAAGGCATAGGCGAAGGTGCGCGGAACAACGGCCTGTTCAACATTGGGGTCTATCTTAGAAAGGCGTACCCCGATACGTGGGAGACAGAGATCCTCACGCACAACATGAACTTTATCCACCCTCCGCTTCCCTTGGGCGAGGTAAACACCGTAGCGAAGCAAATTGAGCGCAAGGATTACGCATACAAGTGTAAGGACGCGCCCATCAATGCTTACTGCAACCCAGAACTATGTAAGACACGTAAGTTTGGGATCGACGGGGCAGTGTCTGGGGTTCAGATCGCCAACCTACGCAAGTACAACTCTGTTCCGCCGGTGTGGTTTTTGGACGTGCAGGGTCAGCCCCTAGAACTGGGCACCAACGACCTTATGAACCAAGCTGATTTTCAACGAGCATGTGTAGAGCAGCTAAACTTTTTCCCTCGTACAGTACAAAAAGCGCAGTGGGAGCAGCGGATAAATGCTTTGCTCAATGAGATGTCTGACACAGAAGGCCATGTTATAGAGGTTAGTCAAGATGTGAGTGTGAACGGGCAGTTCCAAGACCACCTAGAAGAATTTTGTACCGGACACCAAGCTGCTGATGAGAAAGAGCAGATCTTGCTCAAGCGCCCGTGGACGGATGAATCAGCAGATTTCACTTACTTCCGATTGAAAGATTTGGAAGCACACTTGGTTAAGGCTAACTTTAAAACTTACAAGACCCACCAGATTGCGCAGCGACTGCGTGATATTAACGGCGAGGCTACCCAGCTTCGCATTCAAAGCAAGGTGGTACGGCTATGGAAGATCCCTGCACATGAGCAGCTAACCAGCCGAATCACCACGCCGAAGTTTTCGGCAGACGAAGAGATACCATTTTAGGAGAATAAAATGTCCGAACTAATTTTTGTAGATGGCCTACGAGTATTCCCACCAAGGGCTAAGGCACCAGACTTTATAAAAGGCGCAATGCTGATCAATCGCGATGAGATGATCGCATGGCTACAAGCGCAGCCCGATGAAGAAATACGCCTAGACATCAAGTCGGCAAAGCCGCCAAAAACATCTTGGTACTGCTCGGTAGACAACTGGAAGCCCGACAACCAACAAAGCAAAGGGCCAGCATTTTGAAGCTATTAGATGGTTTTAACGATGCCATTCTGGGGGTGGGTGAAAAAGCAGGTGAAGAAAACCCTTTTCTAATTTATGACTACGGGAAATGCGTGGAAATTTTGATGAAGGACAACAACTGGAGTGAAGAAGATGCCGTCGATTGGATGGGCTATAACGTCATCTGTGCTTACTTTGGCAAAGATACGCCGGTGTTCTTATACCCTGCCGAAATCAACGTTCTTGAGGATTTGGATGGGGAAATCCACTAATGCAACGTATCTTTGGACCGCCCGGAACGGGAAAGACCACCACGTTGTTGAACTTGGTAGAGAAAGAACTGGCTAAAGGCACGCACCCAAGCAAGATCGCGTTCTTTGCTTTTACGCGCAAGGCAGCAAACGAGGCCAAAGAGCGTGCTGCCACAAGGTTTGGGCTAGATCCCAAGCAGGATCTGCCGTTCTTTCGCACTATGCACAGCCTCGCGTTTAACTTGACGGGGCTGAAGTCCGAGCAGCTTATGACTGCGCAGCACTACCGTGAGGTAGAGCGCCGCATAGGCATAGAACTAATCGAAGGTAGCCTGTCTCGAATGGATCAGGTGGAAGAAGATCTAAGCAACAGCTTAAAGAAAGAATCCCCACTGCTTCGCTTGATTACCCTAGCGCGGCTAAAGCAGAAGCCTCTACAGTCTGAGTACAACGAAAGTGGACTAAACAACCCTTGGCTAGAAGTGGATTACGCTGCGCGGGCCTTGGTTGAGTACAAGAAGACTCACGGCCTGTTTGACTACACCGACATGCTAGAGCTTTTTGCAGACTCCGCATCATCTGTATGCCCCGAGTTTAAGCTGGCAATGCTAGACGAAGCGCAGGATCTGTCGCCGCTACAATGGAAGATAGCCCACGCCATCGATAACAAGTCTGCCCGCATGTACTGCGCAGGGGACGATGACCAAGCTATCTACAAATGGTCTGGCGCAGACGTTGAACACTTTATTAATTTAGATGGCGGCAGCGAGGTGCTTGAGCAAAGCTATCGTGTACCGTCTAACATCCACACCATTGCAGAACGCATCTGCAACCGTATCAAGAGAAGGTTTCCTAAAAAGTACTTGCCCCGCAAGGCCGAAGGTATCTTTCAGCAGCTAACCGACTTTAGCGGTCTGGACATGGACGAAGGGACATGGCTGTTCTTGGCACAGGCGAACTACTTCCTGTCGCCCGTGCAGAACTTTTTAAAATCCCAAGGCTACTTTTACGAGCATGGTGGTGGGGTGCGCAGTGTGCGCGAGAAGATCCGCATGGCCCTCGGCGCTTGGGCATGTATACAACAAGGGTTGCCGCTGTCACTAGACGCAGCCAAAGCCATGTATTCGTTTATGAACGGTAACGGCGTGCGAGTAACCCGCGGCCACAAGAAGGTTATAGGCGATCCGGAAGTCATGTTGGACTACGAATACCTTAGAGATTTCAATGGGTTACTGGCTACTCCTGACATGGGTTGGCAAGAAGCTTTAGACAAATTACCTAGCGTGGACGTTGCATATTTGAACGCACTGGTCAGTCGCGGAGAAGATCTTACAAAAAATCCTCGCATCCGCCTGTCCACGATCCACGGTGCAAAGGGTGGCGAAGCCGACAACGTGGTTCTGTTCACAGATATTACCGCAGCAGCCGAAGCCAGCATGGAGCAAGACCCTGACTCCATGCACCGCGTCTTTTATGTGGCCGTCACAAGAACGCGGCAAAATTTATACACCATCGAACCTCAGAATTTTTACAGGAGCTATGCTTTATGAAGTCCCTTGAAGAACAAATTGCTGGAGAGCACTACAAGAATCAAAAGATCCAGCCTCTGGAGTACATACTGGCAAACGACATGCCGTTCATAGAAGGTAACATTGTTAAGTACATCAGCCGGTGGCGCGACAAAGGTGGCATCCAAGACCTAAAGAAGGTTAAGCACTACACCGAAATCTTGATGGAATACGAAAATGCAAAAGGAAAATAAATTGCAATTCCCCCTGTTCACGCCTGAGTCCGAATGGACAGCACCTTTTGAACTGGTAGACCTTACCGAGGCAAAAGAGATCTCAATCGACCTTGAGACACGTGACCCAAACCTCAAGACAATGGGCGCGGGCTGGCCTCGCAAAGACGGGGACGTGGTAGGCATTGCTGTTGCGACAGAAGGCTTTGAAGCCTACTACCCTATTGCTCACCAAGGCGGCGGAAATCTTGATAAAAAACAAGTACTTAGGTGGCTGGGCAAGCAGTTATCCACAGGTTGTCCCAAGATTATGCACAACGCTCCCTACGACCTTGGGTGGCTCAAAGCATTAGACGTGCCCGTCAACGGCAAGATCATCGACACGATGGTCATGGCTGCGCTGCTAGACGAAAATAGATTTAGCTACTCACTCAACGCCTTGTCCTACGACTACCTTGGCCTTGCCAAGTCAGAGAAGCTGCTTACTCAAGCCGCCGTAGACTTTGGTGTAGATCCCAAGGGCGAACTTTGGAAGCTGCCGGCACAGTTTGTCGGTCCATACGCAGAGCAAGACGCTCGGCTAACCTACGACCTGTACAAATTCTTCCGCGTAGAGATCAACAAGCAGGATCTAGAAACGATCTTTGACCTCGAAACGCGGCTCACGCCTGCGCTTATTGACATGACATACCGAGGCATCCGCGTAGATCTCGACAAGTGCGAGGTGACCAAGCAGGCACTTTTAAAAAGAGAGAAGGCCGCGTACCGAACTTTGAACAACGAAGCAGGGTTCAACGTCGAGGTCTGGGCTGCAACTTCTTTAGCTAAAGCATTCGACAAGCTAAAAGTTGCATATCCACGTACCGCCAAAGGCGCACCGTCTTTTACCAAAGCGTTCCTTAACGAGTGCCCGCACCCGTTTGCCAAAACGGTGGTAGAAGCACGCAACTTAAACAAAATCCAAGGCACCTTCATCAGCAACATACTGAAGTTTGTCGGCCCCGATCAACGTATCCACGGCCACATCAACCAGCTACGCAGTGACGGTGGCGGTACGGTGTCGGGACGTTTGTCGATGTCCAACCCCAACCTACAGCAGATTCCGGCACGCGACCCAGAGCTAGGGCCACTGATCCGTAGCCTGTTCCTACCCGAAGAAAACGAACTGTGGGCTGCAATAGACTACTCGCAGCAGGAACCGCGGATCTTGACCCACTACGCCTCTGTCTTTGGCGAGTGGAAAAGAAAACCGCTGGGTGGTGCTCAAGAATTTGTAGACGGCTACACCAATGATCCGGACATGGACTTCCACACAATGGTGGCAGACATGGCTAAGATTAGCCGCAAGCAGGCCAAGACCATTAACCTTGGCATGATGTACGGCATGGGTGTGAACAAACTCGCGAACGAGCTAGATCTCGACATTGACGAAGCTAAGGACCTGACGAAGCAATACCACAACCGTGTGCCCTTCGTTAAAGAACTGATGAACGGCGTATCACGGTCCGTGGACCAAAAAGCAGACGGCTCCCTCCGATCTTTAAAAGGTAGGAAGTGCCGGTTCAACATGTTCGAGCCACTGGGCTACGATCTCAAGAAGGCTATGCCTTTGGAAGAAGCCAAGGCGACATACGGGGCGACCACCCCACTGCGCCGCGCATATACCTACAAGGCACTAAACCGTTTGATACAAGCATCTGCCGCCGACATGACTAAACAGGCAATGGTAGATCTGTACGAGGCTGGTGAGCGGCCCCTGCTCCAAGTACATGACGAACTGGGTTGCAGTGTGCGAGACGCGGACCACGCACGGCGGATCAAAGAGGTGATGGAAGCTGCCATAACCCTACGAGTACCTAGCAAATGCGACATAGACATAGGCCCAAGCTGGGGCGAAACAAAGGAATTAGATTGAAATCTTTCATTGCAAGGGGTATAGGACAAGCCTATAATTTCGCGTATGGATACAACTAAATGGAAGTCAGTGCTTGTGCCGGTTCCGGTATACAAGCAGATCAAAGAGATCGCGCAGGTAGAAGACCGCACGATCAGCGGTCAACTACGCAAGATTTTTAGCGAGTGGAAAGAAGACCGCACGCTAGAGGCCCAAAGGTTAGACGAGAGCTAATTTCCCGTTTAACTCGGCCAGCGTCACACTGTTTATCTTAATAGACTCAATGTTCCCTTCAACTAAACACCTGTCATTCAGAATAGCGTTCGTTCCAGAAACCATATCCAAGAAAGAATCCGCATGAAAAACTATCGGGTCACCCCCTTCGTCATCCATAATCCACGTGTCAGACGCTTCTTCAAAAAAATCCTTTAAAGCTATTTCTACAATCATTTTCCATCCTTCTTATCTAAGTTTTTACGGTGAACGCCGTCTTGATAACGCTCCGCGATGTGCCGCACACGTATTTCTGGTTCGCTCCACATGCAAATTAAATCCATCGCACCGCCACTGGTTACCGACTCGCGGGCTTCTTCCATCGAATCCGCTCGAACAATAACGTCCGTTTCGCGTGTTGAAGAAATGCGCACGTAGTATTCGTTTTCCGCCGGTTTAACGTTTACGGTCAGAGTCACTGTTGCCATATCAAATGCCTTTAGTTTGTTTCGTCTAGATCCAATCTAGTTACTTTGTTGTTGTACACACTGTAGCGACGAAGAATGTTGTAGACGGTGTGCGCCGACAACCCCGTGTCGTTAACAATCTGCGGTTTGGTACGTTTGTTTTTAAAAAATCGGTGAACGTCCCTGATGTCATCGTCAGTGATGGCCTTCTTAAAACGGCGTTGGGACAGTTGTTTGCGTTCTGCTTCGTAACCTTTGCGGTTATCTAAGTGGGTGTCTTGTGCGCGGATCGCGGCTAAGAACTTAGAGTCCATTGGTCCTCCTTAATGGTGAAAAATTCTTTTGCAAAAAAGCATGATAAATACAAAAAGTATGATGCGGCGGAGAGTAAAATTAGCGTTCGTATGTTGTTTTGACCCGTCCGCTGTTCATTTTACTTAATTCTCAAGGTGATCCCGCCGCTAACCCCCCAAGGAAACACGCACAGCACTTCAATACTGTGCGCAGGGTCAAACTAGCCCCGTCTTTAGGGCACGCGGACGGGGACGCGCTTGGAAGGCAGTAAACACCTCACCCCATTACTCTACATCTACTATATCTACCACTTCAATAAACACGTCTCCGTCGATTGCACGGATGCCCTCCGAACGCTGGCGGTAATGCGACTGTGGATAAATAGGTGTTAGGTAGCCATACGGCGAATTCAAAACAATATGCTGGCGGAAATAGCCCAGAATGAGCGCAACATCCTCAACCGTAAGCTGGTTGAACAAGTCAGTCACTTCCTCCGCCGCGTACCGCAGGGCTTTATCGTGCAGTTGCGCGTACTCAGACTCTTCTATTTCGTCTAGCTGGGCGATAGCGTTATCAAGGCGGCTTTCTAGGCTTTCCCGATGACGTATCGCTTCTACTAAATCTTCTTCCAGATCCACGATGCGGTTATGCAAGACCGTCATTTCAGTCTTTAGCAGATCGTTGTCGGGGGTGTCCGCGTTTTTGTTAAGCTCCACAAGCCTGTCAATGGCAATTTCTGTGGAGGCTTTTTCACGCAGCCGAGCCTCATGCTTTTCGGCGGGCGTATAAATAGCTAGCTCCGGAACCGGATCGTCGCTGCCGTTGATCACCCAATCGTCCAGCTTCTGCAAATACGCATAGATGCGGCCCAAGGTCCGCTCAGACGGCTGTTTAATCGTGCCGTACACAAAGCCTTTCATGGTGGCGTAATCTACGCCCACGCCTTGCGCCAACAGTCGGATGCCAAAAGTTACCTTCTTACCGGCTTTCGACGCTTCTTCGATTGCGAAGCTGTTTAACAGCGACTGCAACTCATGCAATTTAAAATCATACACGCTCATTGTTTACCACCTCTGCTAATGACTCACC